TTAACCAAATGGTATCAGATATGGAAAAAGTACAGGATTCACATCCTCATCATAGATCACCAACACAACTGATGTTGGATAGAACAATAGAAACAGGCGCAAGAGCAGTTATGACTTGGGCATTACCAACACTTTTCAAACATTTATCACAAAATCAAATTAAAGGTACGATTGGAATTATCGGTCGTACCGGTGGAAGAATAGGAATCAGAGCAGTCCCGATTCTGGGAACTGCAATGATGGTTAAGGATGCGTGGGATCTCGCTGAATATATTTACGAGAATTACGCATGATACCAAACGATGCACAAACTCTGCCATCTTTGGTAAGATATTTCGAGATGTAAGAAGCTACTCTGTTCTTAGATCCAGCACCTCTTGGAGCAACGTAGTTGATTCGACCTAATCCAAGAGGAAGTAAAGTTTCACAAAACTCTTTCAATTTAGTATTATGAATGAATGGTGCTACTGCAACCATGTGAATGTGGGCATGATGTTTGTAAACCATCCCACCAATATCCTGGTAACTTCGGGTGGTCATTTCAGGAACATAGACACCACCCTTAATCCCAGCCTCGACTAACAGTTTTCGAGCCCTGGGTAAAAGTGAACGCAACTGTTTCAGTTCGTTAACACCATCTGGATCGAAAGTCCAGAGGGAAGGAAGAGCGAAGGTAATGAGTTTAGGCCTTCGATATTTCCAATCATCAAGAGATTCAGCGATATCATAGATCTTCGTAAGTCTTCGACGCATCCGCTGATATCGTTTTTTATTACGTTCACACTTGTTACAACGTTCTGGATACTTCAAGTTGAACGATCTATGTGCATAACGCCAGTCTGGGTTAGCTTTGCGAGCTACACGCACATAATCATCAGAATCGTCCTTTGCCGGATTGAAAGGACATTCATCGCATGTGAATCCCCAAGATTCATTCATGCTCATCACACCATTCTAGAATGCCTTTACGCATTTTAGTTCCACATATGCATAGAGGATATGCTCTATCATTACAATGATCACAATCATGTGGATATAATCCTAACAATTCACACATGATCAAGAATTGAGGACCGTACTCGGAACCGATACGTCCCATCAACAACACCTCTTTACTTGTTTAGGGGACACAATATTTCACCACCACGGGCAAGAGCATCGGCCGGGACCTGCCCGGCACCGTGGACACCATCTGTTATCATACCAGATGGTCAAGACGCCACCTCCAACGGAGGAACACTGCAACCAATCAGGCAGTGGCGTTCATTTGCAACGATATAGATCGTTGCCATTTTGCATTGTGGACAGAAGTCCTCTGGGCTCGGCACATAATCACGCATTGTTAGGTCGCATAATGGTAGTATTATTCATTATACCGACAGTTAAAAATTAATAAGCCCTTTCATGATAGGTTATTCATGGCAGGCGCAAATCTCCCAGCAAAGAAATATAAGAAAACATCACCAACAGTAACTCGACTAAGTTTTGAGTTTGATGGTGGATCCACTCAGTTCATTGATATCGCAATGGCATTGAGTGCAATTAACAGAAAATTTTACAGGGCTGGAGTTTACTATTATGTTAACTCAGTAGAAATTTACAACAACGAAACTGGCGTTGTTGATTTACACACATTGCCTGACAATTGGGTAACTAAAAATTCATGGAGTCGTGGTTTTCAACTATTCCAAAAGATGAATTCAATGGTCGATCCGCCAATGAGTAATGTAGGACGACCCAAGTATCATGATTTCAAAGTTTACATGAGTGATTTACATAGAACTACTGGCAGTAAATCACCTTCATTGCATGGTACTGATGCAACTTATACAAGCTCTGGAACAACACCAGATGACTGGGATTACAGTCAGTTTGTATCGGCTGATGATGATGGCGATGCCAATCAAGAAGCAGACAATTTTTATGTTCACATGTTAGGACCACATAGTGGTAACCCTGACAACTGGGATTCAGTTGGTCTCATCAAATCTTATGGAGAATCTCGATGGCAACCACAATTCAGTTCACCAACATTACCAGCAGCATCAGCAACTGATGGTCCTGCTGCAGATCCACTATTGAACGTCTTTGACTTCAGTAGTGAAGAACAAATGAATGATATTATCGAAAATCTTGATGCTGATAATGATCAACCACCATATGACCTTGACACATACATTGGAACTAGTGTCAATCATATGCAACACGTTGCACGAATCGGAACCGAAATCGGAGTCGGTCGTATTGGACGTGCAAGTGGATTTTGCGCTCCATTCGGATTAATTTGCGTAGATCCACACGGAGTATCAACCGCTTTTAGAGTGGTCGTCAATCTTGCTCAAGGCACGTATCACGGCGTTTATGCGGAGCGTGCTTGAACATGGACGGGTCAGAGAGCAACCAACTAACCAACACGCTCGACACCATTGCTGACGTCAGCATGCCCGTCCGCCTTCTCACTCTTCTCAAGCAAAACCGTCTTGAGATGATGATCGTAACTATCCTGTTGTATTCAACTGGATTGTTGACAGACGCAACAACATATGCACAAGGAGTTTGTTAAGATGGCACGACGACGTAAGACAACAGGAAAAACAACATTCGGCAAAGCATTTCGTAAGAAGTCATCTTCTGGGAAATTTAAGAAAGGAACTCTCATCCGTTACAAGTACGTTAACGGACGACGAGTCGGTTCCGAAAAGGCTCGCAAGTGAGAGCCATGATGAATCAATTCAAACTAGACTGGTATCTAGCTAGTCAAGTTGTATCTGAAGTTATCATTAACCAAATGGTATCAGATATGGAAAAAGTACAGGATTCACATCCTCATCATAGATCACCAACACAACTGATGTTGGATAGAACAATAGAAACAGGCGCAAGAGCAGTT